AACTACGATATTGACGCTGTCGGAGGCGATTATTTCGTCGAGAAGAGCACTCTCCATGCTACGGAAGCACTCTTCGCCCCGTGTGGCAACTACTTCTGCCAAAGGTTTGCCCATACGCTCTTCTATTACGATGTCGGTATCGACCAAATCGAACCCCAGCCTGTCGGCTAAGGCTCTGCCGATGGTCGATTTGCCCGCAGCCATAAATCCTATCAGAAAAATCTTCACTGTTTTGCAATCGCTATAAGTGTCGGCAAAATTAACAAAATAGCACGAAATGCTATTGTCATTCAAAAAAAAGTATTACCTTTGCATCGTCTTTTTCGGAAGATTATGCCCAGATGGCGGAATTGGTAGACGCGCTGGTCTCAAACACCAGTGGATTCACTTCCATGCCGGTTCGATCCCGGCTCTGGGTACTTATTTTTGTTTACTTTGGTTTGTTTTGTTTGTAATCAGGGCATTGCGTCGGATTTAATATTTGATATAAACAAAAATATTACTTTTGACAAATTTTTTCCCTCCAAAATTCGCTCCAAATATGCAAATACACTTTCTTCTCACAAATAGGAACAAACCAAAATCATCCATAAGAATGCACATCTTTCACAGGGGGCAGGAATATAGGCTGTCGGTAGGAGAGTCTGTTTTGACTAAATATTGGAACTTTGATAAAAACCGCTGTAAATTGGTGCGTGAATACGCTGAGGCTGGTTTCATCAATAAGAGACTCGACGAATACGAAAACATAATAAAGGAGATAATAAATAAGTATGGTATTGTTACCCCCACACAGGCACAAGTAAAAGTGGACTTTGCAAAATACAAGGACCAAACAAATATAAAAGCAGGAGGTATTTCGCACGATGAACAGCAACAGTATTTTACTCCTTTCATCCTCGAATATATCAAGGATTGCGACCGCAAAAGAAACACCGTAAGACATTATCATACCACTATAAACAAACTACTGCAATACGAGCGGCAGTATCGCGTAAAGCTCCGTTTTTTCGATATTGATATTACGTTTTACAACTCTTTCAAAAAGTGGGTATTATCTCAGACTATCGGCAATAGCAGCAAACACTATACTAAGAATTATGTAGGCTCTTTATTTAAGGATATTAAAGCTTTTATGCGGCAGGCTCGGCGTATGGGACTTCACGATTTCGCGGGGTTCGAAGAAGAGGCTTTCTCTGTCGACAAAGAAGAAACGGATGCTATATATCTTACTATGGAGGAGATATTGAAAATTTATAATCTTAATATTACCGAAGAGTTGCTTTTGTCAAATGGATACGACAATCGTCATTATAATCTGAGTAGGGCTATACAATCACTCCGTGAGGAGCGGGACCGTTTTTTAATCGGATGTTTTACCGCTCTGCGACACTCCGACTACTCTCGCATCGATAGCCTAAACTTCAAGGATGATATTATTTCTATCTGGACACAGAAGAAAGATAAAAAGGTATATATCCCAGTACACTATCTATTACGTGAGATTTTGCAACGCCGCAACAATGAGCTACCTAAGCCAATCTCCGACCAAAAACACAATAAACACATCAAAGAACTTGGCAGACTTGCAGGTATCGACGAAGAAGTTGTTTTATCAAAGACACGTGGCGAAAACAGGCAGGCAGAGGTACGCAAGAAGTACGAATTTATCACCACACACACAGCACGACGCTCGGGGGCGAGCAATATGTATCTTGCCGGTATCGATATAAAGTTTATTCAGGACCTACTCGGACACTCCAAAGTGGAGCAAACACTCAAATACATAAAAGTAGCCGCCGAAGACAACGCCCGACGACTACAATCACACAGCTATTTTACAGGTAAATAGTACAACTCACTCTAATATCATAGGAGAACTCTCGATGATACATACTTTGCTATCGAGAGCAGTAGCTATTTTATATAGCAGGTCTATGCCTGCCGAAAATTTCCCGTTTTCAATAGCGACTATAGCCCGCAAAGAAACACCTGATTTCTCTGCAAGTTCCGCTTGCGTGAGCCTTTTTTTCTTTCGGATTCTTGTAATAGTATCGCCGATTTCTTTTCTTATTTCCATATCTATTCCTCGGTTGTCTCTTTTGCATTTGAAAATTCTTTATTCTTAAATAGCTCAGCAAGCCCAGATAGTTGTTTAAGCCTAAGCAGTTCATCTGCATCCATACCTATATTTTTCAATATCCAAGCGTCACTCATTCCCGACTGAGTCAGCTCAGCAACAATATTAGTCATCAACTCGATAGAATGAGCCCCCCTTGCTCTATTATGCCTAATAGTCGAAGCCATACGATTGCTGATGTCTTTATCTATTACTACAACCGGTAATAATCCGTTTTCTCGATTATAGATATCTTTGTGTGTTTTTATTTGCCCTTTCTATTTCGTCTAATCTATCGACTTCTTGCTCGAGCCATTCTTTATCAAATTCTTTGTATGATAAATTTACATATTCCTCTTCATCAATATATTCTTCTGCCTTTTCTTTTGAATAAAAGACTTTCACCGAATAGTGATTGAGTTCAACGGAGTTGCCACTTTCATCACAGACCTCACCTTTTTCGTTTGTGATTACAAAAGCTTTCTCGGATAAGATTTTTTCTAAATCTTCGTAGACACTTTCCTTTACTTTTTCTTGTTGTGAATTAATCCACTCATATGGCTGCGAGGGGCATTCTATTCTGCAAGAGACCAAGAATTCGCCGTCTTCATTTTGCCAAATGAATGTCTTGGTTTGCATTTTTTTAGTATTATAGCCTCTATCGAGGTAAATACGTTTCAGACTTCCTTTTGTCCAAAGGTTTCCGCCGATTTTTTCGGCTAATTGTTCTATTGTCATTTTTCTCTGCCGAATTTATCCTGTTGCCGCCAGTTTTTAAGTATTTATATTTACAGTGCAAAGGTAATACCTTTTTTTGAATTGTGCAAGATATTGGATAAAGTTTAACAAAGTTTAACTATCGGAGAGGAAAAGAGAGGAGATTATCTCCTATTAAACAGACCTTTAACCCACTCAACAAACTTTCGCCAAAGATTCGGGCGGTCGCATATATCCCAGATATTATATAACCCGTAGACACACACAAACATTAAGAGGGCGAGCATTAGAAATATCATTATCCCCCCAAATACGCCTATACGCCGTGGTTCTTTCTTCTCGGTGCTCTTAGCCTCCAATTCAGACCGCAGCCGCTTCATTTGCTCCGATACGATACTATCTACCTGCTGCACCGTTACACCTTCATACACGTATGTATCGCCTTGCTTTACCGTAGTAGTACCGCCGTTGCGGGAGGTGGTCTGCTTTATCGTGCTTATCAGCCGCCCCAGACTATCATACTTCTGCTCCTCGTAGTTTACGTTTTCATTCAACCACTCGGCTATCTGCTCTTTCGTCTTGCTCATCGTTTCAGTAACCTTGTCGAGTTGTGTCCTCTGTGTCTTCAACTCATTAGTTATCTCCGAGTAGTCCGTTTTCTCTTTAATCTCGGTCGAGGCTGTACGCTTTACAGGCGTACAGTCTAAAACCGAAATCACAATCAACATCGGTAAAATATTATGAATAATTAGGTTTTTCGTCATCTTGTATCTCCTTTTTTGATTAGTTCTATTTTCTTGTTTATATACCAAATTGCTTTTTCCAAGTCTTCCACTTCTGTGTCCGCACCCTTAATTCCTGCCCTCCACAAGTATTTTATTGCGTTGCCAATACAGAAATCGTGGTGCTGCGTTATCTCGATACACTCTATACCGCTCGGGTGGTTAGTGTAGTGCTTCGGATGGTTTACTTTGTCTTCTTGCATATAGTTTACTCTCTCATTTATACGGCAAGTAAACAGTTTTACCGCCGTTCCTTACTGCTCTTAGCACCTGCTTTCTGTTGCGTGTCTCCGAGTAGCTTACGTGCACCCAATCAGGAGCATTATCGTTGCCATACTCCCATATCAGTTGGTCAAATGTTAGGTTGTCCTTGATATAATCAAATAACTTCTTGTTGTCGCTAACTGTGTCTATGTCAACAGCTTGCCCGAGTGAATGTTGGCTCGTAGTACTTCCCCCGATAGCCTTATTTATTTTTGCCGAGCGAAAGAACGATGTTACTTGTATCGGCTTCCCGTACCACTTCCGCAATGGCTCAAATACCTTCTCCGCAAGTAGCTTCATTGCCCGTAGCTCCTTTTCGTTCGGTGCGTTCGATATACCGAGCTGCTTTGCCTTGTTGCTCGCCGTCGCCTCCTTATATGTGATATGCTCACTGATATTAGGTATCAAGTCTTTTTTGTCCATTTTTTTCTTTTTTTAGTTTTTCAAAAAGGGCTTTCGAACCTCACGGCATTACTCGCCAAAACAATTATGCAAGAATAAAATAAATAATATAGTTATTATGAACAGAATACTAATCGTTTATACTCTCTAATTCGTGCTTCTTCTGTATGATGTAATCGACAGCCTTACCTATATCGGTAAGAGCCTCTTTTTCAAATCGCTTACGCTTGTCTTCGTAACTTTCCCGAATAGACTTATATTCGACGTAACAGTTGAACATCGTTGCCACTATCGAGAAGATAGGCACTACAAAGAAGTGTTTGTCGTTTTCTGTATTAATGACGTGTATAGCAAGCATTTGTACAAGGTCTATAAGATTGCACCCGAACAGTACAGTGATGTACCTCACTGCTTTCGTGATAGTGCGTCGCATTCCCTCACTCAATATCTTCTCACCCGCCATACGTGCCTTAGTTGTGCCGCTATAATAGTCGCCGATGATGAAGACCGTAATCGCCAAAAAGCAGCCGACAAACATTAACATCTGCGGCACGAACCTATAAATCAATTCGTTGAAATTTGTAATGTAAATCATTTATATGTAATTTGTTATTCATAAAAATACAACTCAAATCCTTTATTGGTAACGATATTTTTTTCTTCTTCCGATAATAGAGCCTCCTTGTCTTCATCCAAGATAATAGCTGCTATATGCCCCGATGGGGTAATAGGTTGTAACCTATTGAACATCTTGATTATGCTGTCTTTTTCGAGCATAGGCAACTTCCTAAAAGACACATATATATCTTTTGTGGTATTTATGTGCCATTGCTCAGGTACATTTATTTTTTTTAGTTTGGGGCAGTATGCAACAAGATAGTTAGAAGCACTCATCACATTGCCGATAGTTACTTCCTCGAGGTTAGGGTGGTCGGCGATAGCCCTATCTCCATAGTCTACACATTCGGGGACAGATAGCTTCCGTAGCCCCTTTGATTTGTTTGTAACGTCATATCTTATTTTTTTTAACTTATTGAATTGCATAGATATTGTTATGCCGAGTTTTTCTCCCGTTGGTGTAGGAGTATAGAAATCTCCATTGCCGATTTCAGTCAAAACATCATCTATTACTTTTCTCACTTTCGTTCTCTCTACAATAGTAGCAAAGAAACTATCTATATACAAAGAAGAACTAAACGACTTGTCGTCCATTATTAAGGTGTCCGATTTTGTCAGTTTCGACCATTTCAAACCGTCGTCGTCGGGACTTACACCGCCGCCACCTCCGCCTGCGGCTGCCCCCTTAAAAGACCCAATGAAAGCATTAAGAGCCACCATACACGCATTTACATCCGTCTGTGCCGCTCCGTTGATGGTAATATCTACCACCTTTGCCACAAATACCGGTTCATTGTCATCGTATATTGACTGCAAGCAGACGGTATCACCGCCTACACTGCTCACCTTATACGTCGCACTCCCCGTATAGCTCTTGCCTGTCGACGTGTCCGCTATACGTATCGTCTTTTCGCCAAGTTTCTTGATTTCTAACATAGTTGTTTATCCTATTGCTTTTATTTTCTTACGTTTATTCTTTTTTGTTTCTATATATCCTATCGATTTCAGGTATTCTACACACTGATTTATATATGCTGTGCCTATTTTATACGCCTCGTTCGATTGGCGTATGATATTGCCCTCGTCCACATCGTCGCTGTACTGCGTGTCTTTGAATTTTACCCCGAAAGCTGTTACATTTGTGGGGTTATTTTTTATGAAGCGACTGTAAACGAGATATGCGGCCGCTTTTTTAAGTCCGTTACAGTGAACATCACCACCTCCGCACTCCTTCGATGTGAAATAGCAGCCGTCCATTAGGCTCTTTATCTGCTCCTCCGTTATCGTATCCGGTGGCACCGTGCCGTTTTCATTGTATTCCCGTATTATTTTCACCAACCGAGCCCCAAATACTGGCAATATATCCAGTTCCTCCACCTCGTCGATGTATGTTTTCAGCCTCTTCGTGTCGTTTATGTTGTCCGCTATCGGTCGTATAGCCCTTATGTCGTCGTAATCAATTATCATAGTTGTGTTTGTTGATATTGCAAAGGAGCAATGCTATAATTGCCCGCCGTAGTTTTATGCCAATGCCCAAATATGTCCGCAAATACTCTCTCTATCGATATACGCTCTACTTCGGTTACCGAGTTGTAATAGTTGTAGGCGTTATTCATAAGGTCTGCCCCGAAGTTGCCCCCCACGTCTTCCGACCGCAATATTGGCGGCTGATTGAACGATATACCTATGCTTTCCCGTACCGCTTTACGTGTAGCCTCGAAATCTTTATCGAAGTTATTCACCGCAAACGGCACAAATTGGGGTATTTCGTCGTCGCCGCTCACCTCTACGTACATTATCTTGCCCGCTTCGGCGTCGCCCTGAAACTCCAATAGCGACTTTTCTGTCGCATTCTCCTGTTCCACCGTTTGGTCGGCGTTCCTTCGGTCTATCAGCATACCTGCCGATAAGAAAGATTTGCGGGCATTCCTATAACTGATATTCGATATACCCTCTTCGGTACTCATATCCGTTAGTGTGCTTTCGAATATCGGTAGCGGATACGTCTTATCCCCTTCATTCGAAAAGTAATACACCTGCCCCTTGTAATGTGCCCAGCCTCCCACACTGTCCACCTGTTGCTGTATTACTGCGGGGTTTGGATTATAAAGGTGTATGAAGTCTATATCTGTCTTTCGCCACTTGCGGAGCTGAGTGAATTCACGGCACCAGTCCCAATGTATTGCTACTTTGTCAAACCTGCCCTCGTCGTCCATCGCCTCGAATCTCACGTGCTCGAACGGAATGTACTGTACCTCTGTTATCCGATAGTTCGCATTGTAGTTCGTATGAAGACAAAAACCTCCAAATTTCGCCAAGTCCGAGCTAATCTGCGACAACATATAATCTGCCGTCTGCCCCCTATGGTTCAATATCTCCTCGAAAAAGACCTTATCGACAAACCCTCTGCCCTGTACGAACTTCCGATAGTTGTTCAGACACGACATACCGGTCGCCGACTTGCGTACGATATGGTCTACCTTCTGCGGATAGTCGTTGCCGTCGCCGAACGTCTGTATGCCGAGCGATTTATCGTTGCGGCTTTCGTACGGCTTTTCGGTCTTTAAGGTCTTTATCTTCATCTTACTACATCTTTACATCAAAGCGACTTGCTCGCCTCTTTCAGACACTCTTTCACCTCTTTGCTTGTGAGGTTCTTGCCTTCGAAATCCACTCCTTTGAACTTCTCAATGAGTTTGTTTTTCGACATTCCTCCTTTCAGGTCTTCCGTCATCTCATCGATGATTGCCTGATATTGTTCTACGTCGAAAGCCTCGCCACTCGCTTTCCCTTTGCTCATCGAATCGATATCGAAAGCCCCTACCTGTTCCTTCCAGTCGGCAGGTAGTTCTTCGAAGTATTCTTCGCAGTACGGATTCGTCTTTAAGTGATACAGTGCCAGCTCATCGCTGATATTAGCCTGTGTCATTGCTTTCGATACATCACCGTTTACTGCGTCGAGTAGCAACTTGCCCCCTCTCAATTTAAATTTACATTCTTCTTTTTTCATTGCTCTTTCTATGTTTAGCGTTAATAATTCAAATAGAGCGTCCGAGTAGCAGTTCGTGCACCCTCTCACCTCACGCCCCAAGTAGTGCCGTGCAAGCTCCGATATTTCTCGTTGCAGCTCACCGTCTTGTTGCAGTCTCGTGTGGAGGCTTCGCCCGTCGTTGAATAGCGGACGTAGTGCCTGTATTGCCCTCAAACGCTCTATCATTTATAAAAATACTATGCAGTCAAAAGTCCTTCCAACATAGTTTCGGTATCTGCTACCGAAGTCTTGAATACCGATTTCGGCAACGAGCCCTCCTGCGTACCTTCGGGCGAACTCAATGTAAGCGTATACACTACGCTGTCGGCAAATTCCAACGTGTTGGCACTCTCCGACAATTCCAGACCGTTGTCCCAACCGTATGCCTCGAACGTTACCTCGCCATTGGCACCGGTAGCACGATTCTTAATCACCGCTACTATCTTCGCCCCCGCAGCGAGCTGATTGGCGAACGTCTTCGATTCCTCTTTTTTCACAAACACCCTCAGCGTTACATTGTGTTGCCACATATTGCTGTACGTGCCTTTGGCGAATGTTGCTCCTGCGTCTTTCAGCGATTTGCCGAATGTCTCGAATGCAAAGCCAAGCATCTGCACATTGTTTCTCTTCACGAGCTTAATGCCCGTAATCACGTTGTTCGCTACCGTGCTGCCCTGTCGGTCGATGTCCGAGAAATTCAGAAGATACACCTTATCTTCTGCCCCCGCCGTTTCTGTCGAGTTGCATTTTGCCGCTACAAGTCCCTGTGTCAATTCCGAACAATTCATATCTTTTGCTCCTTTTTTTAATTCGTGATTCGTAATTCGTAATTGATTATATTGCCACCTGCAACAGTTCGGGGTTGTACAGCTTGGCATCCGCCTTGCCCATCAGTTCGGTTTTCACCTTGCGGCTGTCGAGGTTGTACCACATACGCATATCCTCGAACGAGTTTTCGCTGTCCACACCGAAGTTCAGATTGCTCTTTGTCGTCAGTACCGCACGGTGCGGGTTGTTCAATTTCGTGCCCGTATTTTCGTACCTCTTTATCATCTCATCCCATATCGGCAGCGGTACAAGTGTCATATCGTAAGCCTTCAATGTCTTCGTGCCGTTTATCAGGTTCGTGTAGAGGCTTTCGAGCTCTTTACCCTGATTGTACTGTTCCCAAGCGTCGTATATCGACTGTGTGCAGGGCACTATTGCATCTGTCTCGCTGCGGAGTTCCATCGATGCCTTATATTTCAACGACCTTAGGTAGTTTGCCGCACTCGTAGGTGTGAGCTCCTGCTGTGCGTAGGTCGCCCCTGTGTTTTCGGCGATAGCCACTCTCTGAGTAGGTTTCACCGTCGTCTGTGCTATGATTTGTTTCCAGAACCCGTCGATGATAGAGAAATAACTCGTATCTATGCCGTCGGTGATGATACCGCCTGCGTTTACGTTCTTCGCGTCCGTGTCGTTGAACCACGCCAGACGTACGATGAATTTCTTTACCGCCACCGACAACACCTGCACCACTACTGCGTAGTAGTCCGTCGTGCTGAAGTCCGATATATTTACTCCTGTTTTCAATGCATATACCGCACACGTGCTTTCGAGGTCTTCCCAACAGTCCTCTATCAGTATCTCCCACGATTTCGGTGTCCACTTTACCGACCTCGTGCCTATCTTCCAGCTCTGTGCCTTCGGGTTGCAGCCCTGACCTGCTACTCCCACAAGACCGCCCTCGCCGATAAATCCGATTTCCTTATCGAATACGATATTCGGGTGTATCGTGTGTATCAGGCTTATCTCGGGAGCCTGCATTACCTCGTCGTACAGCAGCTCGTTGATGTCGCGGATTTGTTCCGCCGTGAAGTTAAACTTCGAAAAATCCAATATCGTTGCCATTGTTACTTGCCTCCTTTCATTTTTTCAAGTTTCTCTTTTGCCTCATTCTTCAGCTCCGTACTTGTCTTTGGTGCTGCCTTGCCCTGAGGTTGTGTCTGTCTGTTTCTTACCGTATACGTGCTGCCCACCTCGTTACGTAGGTTGGTTATCACGTTTTCCGCTTCCGTCAGAGCTCCCTCCAACGCTGCCACTCTTGCCCGCAGGTTCTCCAACTCTTGGTTGTCTTCGCCCCCGTCGGCTTCCCTTATCTCTGCAATCACTCCGTCCGTGATTACTACCACACGCCCGTCCGCCAGCTCAAACTCTCCGTCGGGGCTTGCTGCCATACCTACCTCCAAAGTATCGTCTTCGGCTTCGGTACTGAACAGCACGTTACCGTCGGCGTCTTTATGGTCGTAGTTGACCACAGTAGCAGACAGCAAGTTTTTCAGCTTCTTCATAAAATTGTCAGCAGCCGAAATCACTTCATTCCTTGTCTTTGCCATTTCTTTGAAATTTTTTGTTCTTAAATGTTTTTTCCTATTCGTCGTATAAACGTTTATCTTCGATATGAATCCGTACTCTTTCAACTGTTCTGCCGTCAGCTGTCGCTCCGCTTTCATCAGCTCTTCGAGCTTTTGTCTGTCCGTTCCCGTGCGGTCGGCGTAGATGTCGAGTATCGCATTTTGCTCCGTCCGTATCTCGTCGGCGAGTGCCTGTGCGTCGTCTGCCGTCAGGTTGTCGTACGTGCAAGCCCGCACCTCGTGTATCAATGCCCGGCAGTTTGGGTTTGCCGTGCGGTTCTCTTTCGCCGCAGCAAGCAGCAGACACACCGCCATCGAGTGGCAGCCTCCCTCTATGTTCATATATATATTTTTGCCCGATGTACGCAGCACGTCGTATATTCGCAAGCCCTCAGCCACAGACCCGCCGTCGCAGTTGATATTGAATCGGAAATCCTTTTCCGTCGGGTTCTCGTCGAATGCCCTGTGTACGTTATCCGCCGAAAACACCAAATCGTCCCACCCAAAGAACGACATAAAAGGGTCTTCTCTGTCTATCGACTTGTAAATATCTATCTCTACCATAACTATTTAATATGTTATTGCAAAGGTAAATATGTATTTTTTTCTAAGTTTCTATTTTTTATTAGGAATATTTTAGTACCTTTGCCACATATTTACAACTAATTGATTTAATGATATGAACAGCAAACGAATCACAACATTTATCTTTACAGCTATTATCCTGGCATTAATATGCTTCACTACGGGGTGCAATAAAAAAGACGATGAGAATATTCGTGAATTAAGTCTCTGCGAAAATAAGATAAAGGCGAGTATTGATGAGAAGGAATTCATCTGGCACGATGGAAGAAAAGGACAGAACGCATTATGGGGGGCTATTGTATCTGATATTAAGGTTACCAATTATCAGGTAAAAAATATTTCATTAGAAAAGATAGAAGAGCTCTTTAAGGAAAATACAAAAATATTCGCACCTGGAACAACGGACAGACTATTGCAATATATCCAAGAGCAATACTCCCCCGAAAACGTAAGTGTAGATGTCTCTTTTCTCGCACAATACTATTACGGTAAGTCCGAGCGTTTGAATTGGACGTGTTATTTGACATCTTCGAGACAGACCTTGTTTTACTGTCATTTACATAATGAATAATTTTCTTCTCCTCTCCGATAGTTAAACTTTGTTAAACTTTATCCAATATCTTGCACAATTCAAAAAAAGGTATTACCTTTGCACTGTAAATAATAATCTAAAAGAGCAGGAGCGAAGCTCGGTAAAAAACAAGCAAAAAAAAATGAATACACAAATAATAAAAATGACGGGAGATGATATAAGAGAGATAGCTGAAAGAAACTATCGTGTAAATTATATCAGACCAAATGGCAAACCAAACCTCAGAGCACGAGAAGAGTATGAAGGTTTAGATGGCGAGGCGTTGCACGATGCTGTAGTGAGTGCTGAAATAGAAAGACTAACAATCTTAATTAGACGAGAAAGGAAAATAGAAGCTTTTGAGAAGTATCTCAAAAGCGTTGGTGCAAACGAAAATCAATCTTCGAAAAGTGAAAGCAGATATTACAGTCTTAATGGAGTTGCTTATAGGTTTTCGGGACATATTCACCCAAGCGGAAGTATGACTAATTTTATTATGAATAAAATAGACTTAGCCGCCGAACCACATCTGATAGACAATATAGATTTTCCATTCACAGTGTAAACAAACAAATATTAATTACTATTAAAAAAAACAAAAAAATGGCAATATTAGATAAAGATGCATACTGGGGTAAAATGATGTATGCAGAAAAAAGAAACGAAGAGAATCGTGAAAAAGGAGCTGAAAATGGCTTGACAGACGAACAGGCAGATGCACTGGAAAGTACAGCAAGAGCAAGGCATAATATGCACACTAATATAGATAGTCTGGTGAGTAGTTCCGAGAATAGAGATTGTGAGCGAGACCTTATAAGAGCAAATGCTAAACTTAGAGAGGCAGGATTGCCGACAGTACCATCTATACCTTTAGATGAAGATGATTATATTGATATAGATAGCTTTGACATTATAATGTACGATACTGACATTGCCAAAGAGGAATACGGTATGCCTGATAAATATGAGAATGAGGAGGCGTGGCAGGAATGGTACGATAGAATGTATGGTCGGCTATACGACAAGTGGGAGGCTATTAACGATAAAATCGAAAATTATTTAGGTGAGATAGATGAAAAATATGGTACGTCTTACAGACCAACAGGGGCTACAAGAATATAAAAAAATGAAGATACCGCAGTTTTTATATGTCCCGAGAATAAACACACTCGGACACGACAAAATAATAATCGAGACCCGCCATAATATCTATTGGCAGGTTCTCGATTTTGGCAGTATCACCGAAAGAAGTCAATATATAGACGACAATCAAGACATAATGTCTGATTGGGGAATGCTGTCCGCCAATATACACACAAAGTATCCGATATTACTGATGTGCTTTCGTTGCGACGCAGAACTAAAAGCAGAACAGCTTGTTAAGATAGGTAATAGAGCCTGCGATTGGTATGTTCAGTTTTACCTGCGGAGTAAACAGCTTGCAAAACCGCAATTTAAAAAATACGAGGAGCAAAGCCAAAAAGCAAAAGAGTATTTTAAAAACTGGGTTTTGGGCGACAACGTGCTTTCTAATCCTGATTGGCTTTATATTATCAACCTTGAATATGGCGTAATGGTTAAGTTTAATCACTTTGATACGATGTGGGCTACATTCGAAGAATTTGAGCAAGATATTGCCGACGTGCAATTCCTGAGCGGACATAGACCAGATGCTGACACAGTAGAAAAACTCACCATCGACGCTTGGAACTTCTTGGGCATCTGCGAACGTATCAATGAAGGAGATGTGTGGGAAGATGATATAAGTGATGATATTTTTATATGATTTTGTTTTTCATAAAAAGAAAAACAAAAGGTAGCTTTTTGAGCTACCTTTTTCATTAGACCCTCATCAGTTCCACCTCAGCAAGCTGCCCGCACACATAGTTTTTTATGCTGTTTATATAGAAATAAGCCCCGAATTGTTGCAGGTACACAGGTATTTGTTGTTGTATAACATCTAAATCCTGTGGCAGTAATAACATCTTTAGCGTAATCTTGCGATATTGCTTCAATGTTTCGAATAGTGGAGTATAATACTTTTTTATATCCGACGCTTTATAATGCTTTACGACACTATACCAACGACCTCCGACACCGAAATCATATTGCTTCCGTTCGCCTAATTTGCAAAGATGTGGCTTAGTAGCATTAATCTCCGCTTCCTTATCTGTGTCATTGGGGAGTTTAATTAGGGGAATAAAAGCAGCACCAAACATCATATAATAAGCCCCATCTTTTCCCGCTTCGAATGGCAATTTTACAATATCCTTTTCATATTGTAAGGTCTTATCTGATATATCTATGGCACATATATCCGTCACTTCTTCTTTCGTATTGTTTTCAAAACGAATAATGTTGTGTGTTGCAAAATTTTGATTGTGAAACTCACAGTCAAAATTACCCATATCTACCTTGTTTGTCCAATTAATCCGTTGATTTTTTGCATCTGTTACTTTTCGAAAGGTATTTGCTGTTACTACTTTCTTCTCGTAGTCTACATTTACGAAAAGACCAAAAGCATTTATAAATGCTTTGAGCATATTTAATTGAGTGTCAAAACCGAGCGATGAGGCTATCGGGACGGGCAGATGAAAGAAGTGGTCGGTATCAAGTCTTCTCTTGGTATTAATCGTTATATTGTACCGCAACTTACCTTCGGTATATTTATTATCTGTTTGTATTTTAAACATATATATATCCCCTTTATCAACATCTACTTCTTGGTCAAACGCAGCTCCCAACCCGATGTGTTTGTTTAAGATTGTATTGCCGTTCTTGGTAACAAGCAACCGCAACGAGGGGATAATCTGCCCAGAGGCTGTTTCTACGTATATATATATTCTCGCCCTCTTTGTTCTGGACGTCTCCCAGAACAACTCGCTTTCCGCTCCGTATATTTTTAACTCATCTGTTTTATTTTGTGTAATTCGCCAATCTTCGGCTAATCCAGTGTTGTGGTCTATGGTTTTGTTTTCTGCTGAAAGTATGAAGTATTTGGCATAGTCCGATGGCTTTTGTGGGGGGACGACAACAGGTAATACAATATCCTGCACGTCAGTACGAATATCAGTATCCAACGTGTATCCGCGTGATTCAAGTATCTTGTCGACTACTTTAATAAAGCGAGCAAAGGGCAAAGTGTTGCCCATATTCGATGCGGCGTAAGCAGGATGTTGCTGCCCAAAGCTCGCAATTCCAACGATACAAAAATCAGTGAAATTTTTCGGTATGAAATACTGATCTTCTGCCCTAAAAGTTCCAAGGTCGAGGTCGCTCATCTTTGAGTTCTTCAATTCCTCAAACACGTCGACTATGCCACTCATCAATTGCACAGTTATGTTATCGTTGCTGACAGATATTATCTGCATAAGCCCGTCAGAGCCTACTATTTCATATTCATTGCAGTACAACAAGCAAGGGAGTAGATTGTCAGGAATATTGGACATCACTTCTATTCTGTCCAACATACCGAAAACTTTCAGATTGTTGTTCGATAGTGGTAGTTGTAGCTTGTGGCTGTAATTACTCCTGCGGTCTTTGAGGTCGCCTATGTCGTTTTGCGAGTAGTTCATTGACGGTTTCTCATCGCCTAAATCCAATTGCTGCCATTTGTTATTGATTTTTACTAAAAGTCTGTAATCCATAGCGTTTTAGAATTGAAGTTGTTTGTCTGGAAGGTTAAATGTTATCTCTATATCTTGACTGCTCTTAGCAGTATTATAATCGAAATCATAATCGGCGATATATACTTGTATCCACTTACTTGTGCTCTCATTGTACCATTCGATTTGCGGCGATAGTATTATCTTACTCAGTGGTTTGAAGTATTCGTTTTTCAGCTGTTCCGCTCCGACAACGACCTGCTCCGTTACGTCGAATTTATATAGTTCTGTTGTAGTTTGAGCCTTCTTTATATCATATATGTAAGGTCTGAATGTCTTTTTGTTTTCTGTTTTATTGGTGTATACCTGCCGCTTACTGAACATCCAATAATCATAGCCTCCCATTTGGTTTATCCAACGGATGTAAAATGGGTTGTTGGGAGTGCAGAATACCTGCTCCACCGCAAGCTCTTGCTGTACATCGTCGAACGGTATCCAACCTGTTTGTTTTTCAATGGATAGTGTCAATTTACTTTGATTGTTTATCTCAAATATACAATGGTCTACAAACTCCTTGTGTTCGATATATGTGCTGTTTATCTTCGGTCTACCGTCGGTGGCAAGAGGAGGTATTATTCCAACAGTGAGTTCATATCCCCTATATTTTCGCAGGTCGGAAAATTCCGTCCTAAATGTACCTCGTTGCTTTGTCAGGTCAGGGTCTTCACCTACCTGCACCACCGCATTAATAGCAGTGCCCTGTGCGTAAGTATGTAACTCTTGCACTTCATTCATTACCGATATAGTCCACTTGTAGAGGAATAGTCTATCTGAATACAGAGGGATACCCTCTACTTCAGTCGTCCAATGCCCGAATAGGCGGCGGACGTATTGAGATACGTCGAAATACACCACTCCTTTACCTGATATGTCTGCCATATTGATTGTGAACTTCGTGCCATCTTCGCCTGAGAAATACACTCGTCGAGCCACTCCTGTCAGACCGGTATTAGGCTCAATCTCAATGTAGCACGGATTAAAAGCTGCTGTGAAATAATTTTCTGCCATTGTTTTTTTATTTTTTTAAATTGAATTAATAATTTCACTTCTATATTCTGCCGTTAACTGCCTTGATAATCTTTCTGCAAAGTCGGCTATTGGAGTAGCGAATATGTCTACTGTCTGCCCACTCCGGTACAATGTTGTTCCCTCTCGCCGTATCTTCTGTGTTACGAACCAAGCCCACCGCCGTGCGTCCGTATTGTTAGCAAAATATATTCCTTTTGCCTCTGCCCATCGTAGCAGTATGTCCTTGAAGTCGTACGGCACTTTGCCTCCCCGCCGTCCTCGCTCCAATACTCCCACGTACGAGTTGCCGAGTAGTTGTCCATTGCTGTCGCTTGCTCGAACCTCGAATGAGGCACGTGTCCGTCCGCTCGCCACCTGTCCCGCTTCTTCGTGTCGCCTTATTATATCCGCTTTCAGCTGTTCCAATTCATTACGCAGAATATCACTTACCTGTACCATATCACTTGAATTTGTATTTGCGTTCTATTACTTTATTCAGTCTACGCTGATACTTGTAGTCCTCCAAGTCGGTATATAGTATCGAAAACACCTTGCCGTACTCCCACTGTAATACGTCGTCGGGGTCTTGTCCGAACGTCTTGGCTATCGCTTTCACTGTACCGAATACGCCGATGTTCTTACCGTACTCCTCTATACCTGCTGCTCTCTCGTCTGCCGTTGGTTCGCTGTGTAGCATTCGAGCCTCTGCCTCACACCAATACTGCAAGCCCTCGACTATTGTTTTGAACTTGTTCACATATTGACTGTATTGCTTCGGTGTGGGCTTTCTCCCGCATACACATTCGATTGACCGCTCGAATTTCTCTACTTCCGACATATCGCCGTTGCCGAATATCTCACCCAGCTCTATACGCTGAGCGAACGTCAATTTTCCTCCTTTTATATCTACCATAATATTGCCTCCTCGATTAAAATCAACATACGGGCATCGCTGCCATAAACTCCAACATTACCGATACTTCGTTACCGTCGAAGCGAGGCAGTGGATAATATATGCCCCATTCCGATACATCTCCGTAGCCTGCTTCTTTGTATCCATTGATGAACGGATAAACTATATCCGCCAGTATCTTTTCTCGCAGTTCTTCACGTTGCCTTGCGTCATTGTGAAATTCACAAAACTTGCAGAAGTAAATCTGTAACTTCATCTCTTTGCTCTTGCCGCCGTAACGACCTTCGGTTATTCTCCCTTGTCTGAACTCTTCGACATATACGAAGCTATCGCCTCGCTTGTAGTCATCTGCTTTTACGTTCATCATCGAGCTCTCTTCGTATTCGAATTTATAACCGGTGTTGAGGCTTCCGATTATCTGTTCTATTATCTGTAATTGTGTCATATCAATAAGCAATACCTTTATATTGTTCGTAACTCTTTTCCGACTTCTTGTAATCTTGTATCGACGTGTACACCTTCAAGTCCTGCAATACGGCAGACATCTCTTTTGCCGTAATAGGCTGTGTCTCCTGCCTTGCCGCACGTGTAGCAAAACCTCCGTCCGAGTAACGCCCCGATACGAACGGTATACCGCCGCCCGCTTCATTTATGGCACTAAGTAGTGGGGCAAACATTGCCGCACTACGTTTGTTGATGATAGCTTCGCCTCCTTCTGCCTCGATAGGCACACCTCCCATAGCGTGCGACTTGCCCTTGATGAGCATACCCCGTCGTGCCTTTGGCAGTGGTTGAGCGATAGCCGTTGCCAACTGTACCGCTCCAAGTGCTGCCGTTGCAACGGTAAGCGGTATAGCTGCGGGGAAACCCGGACTTGCCCACAACTTCATTATTGCCATTGCCGTATTCAAAGTGATTTGGAATATCGCCATCGCCTTTTCCCTTGCCGCTTGCTGCCGTGCTATTTCTTTCTTTTTGCTGTCGAGGTCTTTGTCCATTGTAGCTATCTGACGGTCGTATTCTTCCTGCGATATAAGACCGCTATTCAACCTGTCTTCGAGGGCTGCCTTTTTAGCATCGTTGTCTTCCTCCGCTTGTTGTACCTCTGCCGCTCCGAGTGTTCTATTCAGTTCGTTGATAGCGCTCAGCCCCTCCATTACCTTGTTGGCATATTCTTCAGCTTGCGATATGCGTTGTAGGTGGTATTCTCGTTCGAGCTCTGCGAGCTTCGCTGCCAGTTCCGCTTGTTTATCGGCATTATCTCTATATAGCTCTATCTCCTTTTCTATTGCTGCCTTTTTCAGGTTGTATTTAGCCTCCTCGTTGCCTGCCGCTTTTATCAGCTCGGCATTCAGGGCGATGTTATTCAGTTTCGCTTGCTCTGCTCTTAGCTTTGCCTCATCTTCGGCTACCGACAGGTTTGCCTCTTTTTTCAATCGTATCTGTTCGGTAAGCTGCTCTATGGTTACCCTCGTTTTTTCTCGCTCGTTGTCGGTATATTGCAGTAGGTCCGCAGCGTATTGCTCCGACATCAACTTTTCGATATTGCTCCGTCGTATCTCTGCTATCTCTTTCGCCTCTTTCTCTTCGAGTTCTTTTTCTATTATCGCCTTATTGAGCATAAAGGTCTTATATTCATTGAGCCGTTTGGTGAAATCTTCGTCCGTCTCGCCGATGAGTTTCACGGGCTCCGCCATATCTTGCAACTCCTTGCGTGCCTTCGTGTATCGCTCTTTCGTTACTCGTACCTGTTCCTCGACGTTTTGCCCCACAAGCGAGGCTATCTGTCGGCGTTGTTCGGCGAAATGTGTTTGTAGGTCTGCCAATCTGTTATTGTCGAATGTCTTTTGCTGTGCTTCGAGTATCTTGTTTTGATTGTCGTATTCGGTCCGTGTTATTTGCCCGAACTTCAACTGCATTGCGAGCTTCTTACGCTCATATTCCTGTGTCTGCTCGAACATCTTCGCTTGCCACTTCTGCTCGGTGTCGAAGTCTTTCGCTCTGCCTGCATCTATTACCTTGTTTTGCTCCTCTTGCAGCTTGCGTTGATTGTCGAGTGCTTTCAGGGCGTTTTCTCTGTATTTTTTTATATCCTCGGCACGTCGGGCTGCTGCCTCCTCTTGGCTTTTCAGATTGAGGTCTATCTGCTTCTGCCGCTCGTCGTTGATAGAGCGGGCGAGGTCGTTATGTGCTTTTATCAGCTCTTGGAGCTTCTTTGCTTGTTCGGCATACTCCTTACTGCCTGCCTTCAGACTACCCAGATATGCCCGCTGTGCCTTTATATTAGCCATTGAGGCGGTATATTCCTTATATTGTGCCAGCTCTCTGTCTTTGCTTGCCTTTATTGCTATGTCCCGAATATCCTGTTCGCCTTTTGCCTTTACCCGTGCTATCTGCTCTGCCGTAGCTCCGTTTGCCTGCATTGTAGCTATCTCGGCTCGTAGTCTGTTTTGTCGCTCGTTGCTCGCATTCTTCTCTGCATTGTTCAGCTTGTCTATTGCCGCTGCTGTCCGCTCTACCTGTTGTTCGTATGCTGCTTGTGTCTTGTTGGCGAGCTCCTGCTCGGGACTCAATTTGTTCATCCACTTTACCAACAATATAATACCTGCTATTAATGCCGCCACGCCCGTAGCAATCAAAAATACAGGATTTGCGTTCATTGCTATGTTGAGCAACCATTGAGCCGCAGCCCATAGCTTGGTCATTACTATGTTTGTAGCAGTAGCTTTATTGTCCGCTACCTTTGCCGCCAAAGTCCTGACGTGGTCCTTATATCGTATTTTATCCAACAGAGAAGCGGCAAATTGATATATATTGCTTTCTTTTTGAAGCACATTTTGAACTTGTGTTGCTGCTGCCAGAGCGATAGCCGCTACTTGCAACTTTTTCATAATTTCGGCATAATCTTTCATTTCTTCGTTGGTATAGCCCATAACAGCCTGATACGATGAAAATGTGGCAGTTAAAAGTCCGACAGACTCAGAAGCGGTACTAAGTTTTCGCGTATCATTCGCCAAGTTGCCCGTCTCTTTAGTTACGTCGCCCATAGCATCTTTGAATTGAGCTAACTGCTCCGCCATAGCCTTGTATTCAGCCGTGCCGTCTTGCCCTGCAAGTTTCATATTAACGAGTTCTTCTGTAAGCTCCTTTACTTGCGTCCGTAGTCCTTTGGTTGCCACCTCATAGTTGCCTACTTGTCGGCGGAAGTCCCCGAGCGACTGTTCCGCTTCTGAGAGCTTTGCCGATGTCTCGCTGATAGACTTTTGCAACTCACGCCCACGTGCAGAGTTACGTTCGGCTTCCGAGAGTTTGCCATACTGAGCCGTCATTGTTGATAGTTCGGACTTCAAGCGGTTGAGGCTTCCCTTCTGCTCGTTCTGTTTTTTTATCTCGCTTTGTATCGTCTTCTGTCTTTCGTTGGCTACGGCGTTGATAGCCTTTATCTGTTGCCCGAGAGCTTCGTATTGTGTCCGTCCCTCTTCGGTTGTAGTGTCGAGCTCCTTTTGTGCCTTTTTCAACTCGTCCGCTTTTATGCGGAGCTCGGCAAGTTCTCGCAGTGCTTCGGTCGCCTTTATGTCTACATCGATTAATACCTTCTTTTCGTCGCTCATTTTTTTGATGTATTTTTTTGTGTTAAATATTTGGTGATTACTAAATTTATTTATATATTTGCACTATGAAAAAGGAAAATAAAACGGCTATTGGATATTTAATTATTCTAATTATTTTTGGAATAATACCTGCTATTTTTCTTACTCTAAAAGAGTGGGATATGGCAGAAGTTATTTGCATATCTACGGCTTCTACTTTTGTGGGACTTATTATGACAAACAAGACTCCACCACCCAAGAACAATCCTTCGGATGCGGAGAAAAAAAACAGAGACCTCATAAACACTACGGCAATGCTCGGCGGCTTTCCTCCGACTATCTCTTAGTACATTCATATCCTTTTATCCTTGCTTAAATGCACCCCGCAGTCTATTCTCAAACCCATAGACTATCACCTGTATAGCCTTTTCGGATAGGTTGTACCTCATCGCACAGTTCGTCTGTGCCTGCATACGGCTGCCCGTTATATCCACCTCGCTCAGATAGTAGTCGTATATCTCTATATCCCTGCCCGCATTATAACGCAGCAGCCCGAGCTGTCGAAGCTCCTCGAACCCGTCGGCACTTACACTTAATATCCTCTGTCCTACCTTCATATTACTTGCCCTCCAATTTCGTATACGGTAAAAAATTAAATCCCTTAAATTCTATCTTTTCTCCCGCCGTTGTTACGTCTACACGTTTAGGTGCTTCTATGCCGAGCAGTTTACACCTTATCTCTATACACCACTGCACTCCTGCCAAATAACGAGGGTCGCCCATATTCACCATTTCGGTGTCGCAGTATTCCGTATAATTATTACTCTTATCCCCCGACGCTTCACGTCTTTTCAGAGACTTCTGCCGTTTGTCGGTCTTCGACTTCTCCCACCCCTGCCAATATTCGAGCTCAAGCACGTTTATCTTTTCCAGCTCGATTGTCAGATTATACTCTATCATATCGTTGCGTTTACGGCGGAAGTCTTCGAGCATATTCTTTATGTCGGCTCGCACCGTTATGTGTGATACGTACCTACCTGTCTGTGCCGTGCAACGAGCAGCTATATCTCTGAGTGTGTGCCCCTTGAAATACAGCGGCATTATTATCTGTCTGTCGGTTTCAACCTCGTCTTTTCGTCTGCCTCTTGCCATACTGCTCTGTGTTAGTTTATTGAGTTAAACTTTCTGTTTCTTCCTTTTTAGGATATGGCTTGCTGCTCTTGGCAATCACCGAATTATAACGCCTATCGAGAGCAAATACATATTTTATTTTTGTTTTCCCACTGACTATACGGGCATTATGGTCTACATTCTTTCGTAACCACTCGATAGAGCTATTGCCATATTTCTTGCTCACACTCCTGCGGTGCGTCAATCTGCCATTAAGTAATATGCCGCATTCGGCTGAACGTTCATCGATATAATACCAATTTGTTGCTTGATATATTGTGCCTATGTGATTTTGATTTCTATCGGCAAAACTCACAACTATTTTAACCGCAGGGGCATCTTGTCTGAGTTGTTTGAGCGACATTGCAAGGGCTTGTGAGGTGTATTCTTGCTTGCCGTTCAGTGCCACTCTGACGAGTTCAACTACTTGCCCCTGCACAAGTCCATATTCATTAGCTATTCTTGGATTAGCTCCATTAGAATATAATATCACTCCGCACCACTCACCGTTATTATTGAAAACAGAATAACCAATGCGAATTTGCGGCACTGATTTTGCGTAATGAAAATTTAAACAGGCATAACGTATTGCCTTCCCCGATGCTTTCTCTATCTTCATATTTCTCCTGCCGATACTGAATAATAAGCCCCTTCGTATCTATCAATTATAGATTTCAGTTCTTTCTCGAAACTTTCCATCTGCTTAATCGTTTTAAACGTTATCTTTACCGAAGGTAACGCCTCTTTTTTCTCTTGTGTTAGCTCTGTCGGATATTCGTTGTTTTCTTCATTGAAAAACGAAGTATCAAAATCCCAACTTGCCAACTCTTCCATATCCCACTCTTGGAGCAGGTCGAAGTCCCAATCGCCTCCGTCGTTGTTGGCTACAATACAAGCCTCGCGAAATTCGCTCTCCGAAAACTCCACCTCGCGATATAGGTATTTGCTGCCATTCCATTCGATAAACCCAACGGCAACAGTCTTATCGTGCAATGGCTCATCATATTCCTTTATTATAGTTATCTGTGAGCCGTCGAATATCTTCGACCTCTGATTACCACCGACATACGCCTTATTGTTGCGGCAATACACCACACCCGACAAATCGCCGAATTTCCGCAAATCGCTCTCCAAACGCGATAGCTGCCTGTCGGTAATTTTTCTCGGATTATCTTTAAAAATAAAATCCTTGCTTATTTTATTCATTATCAGTTTATTGATTTAATTCAAAATTACAAATACCCCCGCTTTGTTGTTTCTAAATTTATTTAGGATTAACAGCTAATTCGTCTTATTCCTGCATTCTGAGGACGCACCTCCGCATACATTCCCATAATTAACATATCGAGGTAGTCGGGTGAGCGTTGTATTATCTGTTTCATTCGTTCTTTCGATATGATACGCTTCTTCCCCTTGTCGTTGTCTACGTTGTCCGCCATCAACAGTTGCAACTCCTCCATTATCGCCTGCTCCTGCTCTTTGGTGCAGATGATTTGCAGCCACCGGTTATTGATAGCCTCAGCCAACTTATATGCGCATTCGTCTTTGAGCGAACTATAAGTACTATCGAATGGTTTACTACCGCCGTGAAATGTCTTTATTCCTGTCAGATAGCTCTCTAAGTATGCCCCCAGACCGTCGCTATCGGCTACCGTCTGCGACCTACCGACGCCGTCGGTCTTCATCAGTTGAGCCAAATCCGTTTCTATCGACTTACCCGTCGCTTTGTCCTTGTCTATCTTCACCGTGCATCGCAGTCCACGCCACGAACCCGCAATAAACCTGTCTCGTCCCTGCATAGCAAGGTCAGCACTGATAGCCTTGCGTATACTCGGCGGTGCCGTGTTCGTGAATACGTCCGATATTGCGTCGAAGCTGCACAATGCCGACGGGTCGTCCTCGTAGTCCCAATTGCCATATAGCAGTCTCTCTCGTGTTGCTTTGTCTTTTATACCTTTCAGCGTTTCGATATAATCGGGAGGTAAAAAGGGGTTGTCGTTCGGTAATGCCTGAACGAAACAATACGGTTTTTGTAACTTCCCCTTGACAAACGGTTTGTAAATGTCTTTGTATAGAAAATTTTTTTTGGGATTACAAGTGATAAGCATCTTCGGACGAAGACCATAACGCACATTATTGTATCGTCCGATACGCGATTTCAATACTTCGAATGCCAAGTAATGCACCTCGCCCGCCTCTTCTATCCACCCCCCTGTGAACTCCTTCGAACCGAAACGCTCATATAGAGGGTCTTTTTTTGGGTAAAACGTGAGGTCGAGGAATATCACCTCGCAGCCGTTGTCGAACCTTATACTATCGTTCGATGTCTTATAACTGGTAAATCCGTAATGATTTGCCACCAAACGCCAAGTAACCAATACAGACTCACGGCAGTCTTTCAAATTGTTACGCCCGATAAACCAACGAGTATCGGGCAAGTAGTAACCGCACTGCATTAGCCATTCACAGCCGAGCCACGATTTACCGCCGCCGCCACCACCTCCGTATACGACATATATGTAATCATCATCGCGGAGATAATTATACGCTAACCTTTGCTTTTCGTTTATCTGTATATCGTCCGTGAACAACACTGTGCAATTCCTAATTTGTTTTTTTCAAATCCAACCCTTATATTTTTGATAGAACTGCTCCCAATATAAATCGGAGGGATTTGGCAGAGCGATACCTAAATCTGCAAGTGCAAACTGCTGTATGCGGTCGAGGTAATGCGTCATCTCTTTCGTGTCGAGCTTCGTCGTACTTGCCGACATCTGCACATCTACCCCGAAAACCTCCACTGTGCTGATACCTAAATACCTCGCCTTAAAGTACTCGTGTAGCCTCTCCTTGTCTTCACCCGTCTCGTCTTGCAAACATTTGAGCCACAGCCAATAGAGGCTGTTTTGGTCTATCGTGCGGCGTTGCCGTATCTGCTTTATCTCAGCGTAGTACGGCTTATCTGTCGGTAGCTTCTCAAGGTACGACATCACCGCTTGTTTGTCTTCCTGTCTCCTTATCGTGAATTTCATAAGAAAAGATTTTTTCGATTATATCTATCATATTTTTGTATCCCGCCTTCAACATCCGTACGTCCGATGGCTTTGCATTGTCAGGTACTCTGTCTATTAATTTTCTTAAATCTTCGGCAACTTTCTTAATTGTTATACCATCTATCATTTTTTTATTTCATTTTGCTAAAAATAAGTAAATATACCCATTTGTCTAATACGGCAAAAAACACTACAAGTACTAAAATCAATATAATGAGTAAAATTACTTTTAGCCACACAAAGTCTTTCTTTTTCATATCATTAAATTTTTTTTCTCCCACCTATCAATATACTCTCTCTTACGCCTGTCGCTCTCCCTATAACGCTCCATTTCGCTTTCTACCTCGTCCGCTAACGCTCTAAAAGCTGCATTATACTTACATTCATCATCAAATACACGCAAGTATCGAAGCACACTCTGCATCGATGTACGGAGCAGTTCCGATATTATGGTCTTCGATACTCCCAACATACTGCACTGCCGAGCGAATAACATACGTGCGAAGACATAATCACGTCGTCTACTATTCGTTGCTTCCTCTCTTGTTGCGATTATTCCCGTAACCTTGTATACCGCCGCCAATGGTCTCCTGATATTACGTATACCTAATTCTATTTTCTTGTCCATATTCTCATATTTACTCGGTTATAATTGATAATTGACCGCACGCAGCTCCATTTTCGATTTCACTTTTTGTGGCTACTGCAACAGCATAGTCATAACCACTCTCCTCAAGTTGTTTTTTAATTAATTTTGTCATAATATATTATTGTTTTTAAATTAAATTCATTCCCTCTATAATTCCACGTCCAAGCCCATTCTTTTCAGAAGTTGTATTGGGATTAATCGGGCTTATCTTTATAAAGAACTTATCTTTATCAAAGTTCTTTTTTATCTTCTCTATGTCAAAATCCTCCTCATCTACGAGAGTTAGATTTAGTGTGGTTTTTAAATTACTTTTAGTTCTAACTCGACCTAACTCCGCAATAGTCATCTTGTTGCGATATGGGATAAGCCAGTTCCGACGTTCTTCATCAAGGCTATGGAGCGACAACTGTAATGTGATATTATCCTTTATCCAATTGAAATCAGCACCTTTTAATCCTATCGTAGATATATAATGGTGTGTATTTGGATATAATTCAGAAATTAATTTAATTGCGTTTTTGACATTTTCAATATTCAAAAACGGCTCTCCCATTCTTGTATAGTTTATCTTAAACTCCTTGCTGTCTAACGGATTGTAGGAGGCGTTTCTGTCAACAACAAACTTCACTTGTGCGACAATCTCATCGGCGGATAGATTGCGAAAACCATTCATTTGTCCTGTCGCACAGAATTTACATCCCACAGGGCAGCCACTCATCACACTTACGCCTATCATCCACCTTTCGGAACGACTGCCAAGCTCTCTATTATCAAGTATGTTCTGCCTCCTCCCTATGGCGTCCTTTGTATAAAAAGGTAAGAATGTATCGGTAGTTTCAATTAATCTTCCGTCTTCTAATTCTATACAAAAGACACTCCCATTAGCAAAATTTTTCTGTCGTATAATTTTCATCTTATTTATTGTATTGATTTTTAATTCGTATCGGCAGCCCCGCATATTCCCAAGCAATGAGTGCTGCGTCTCTTGCCTCTTGATTGGTCTTGTTCGTTATATGATTGGTCTTGTCCGTTATAATGGCTAAGTGTTGCAGTTCCTCGTTCGTTATCTTGCCGTCTCTGCCTTTCCACATCTTACGCAGCGGCGGCTGTTCCACCACCTCTATGCCGTAATGTCGGCACATCTCTACTATCTTACGTCCTACCTCGTGGTTGCGTCCCGTATGGTTACCGATTGCAGCCGAACGTGCCGCACTGCCACCTCTACCCACGTGCCAATGTGCCTTGTTCAACCAACCAGCCTCTACGACTACCACAAAGTACCTGCCTTCTCTCATAAGAAAGTCTCTTGTTTCTCGCAGATAGTCGAGTAAGTCGGCAAAGGTAAGGTTAGAAACCTCTATAATTCTGCTTTCTACCATCAGAAAGGCAACCCCTGACTTGTCTACATCGGGGTCTATACCTATCACTACATCATACTTCTTCATACGTCCAACCATTCTTTATCATCATACACATCACCTACTACCTCCACATAGTTGAGGAAATCCTCCTTTAAGCAGTCGTGCTCACAGAAAGGCTCGAACACCTCGATACCGCCGAGCATACTGTTTTTATACCGATAGCCAAAAGCACTGTTCTCAAACACCACTTCGGCTATGAAACTTTCGAGCAAATAACCTTCGTGTTCTTCGTACCTTATTATGTCGCCCTCATATATCTCTATCCCATTCTTATCTTTCAGCCCCGTGAATTGTCCAATTGTGTCTTCTTCAACTTCTAATACTCTTACATTGTAATCCCCCTGAAAAAGAGTTGTAGGATTTTTGGGGTCATCTCCTTCTTTTGTGCTTATAAAGTGCGATACAGAAGGACTATTATATTCAGGGTCAATATACACCCCTGTTACATAGTCTCCGTATAACCACCTCTTATTCTCCTCATTCCAACCTCTAAACTTTATTTGTCTCATAACTATATCAACTCCTTTGCTTTTTCAATTAGGTCTTTAAAATTTTCCAAGAACTCATCTCTTATTTCTTCGGACTGAAAAGATAAGACACCTTTTGTTATGGTACAGGTGTCCGCACACACTTGGTCAAAGTAAGTTGCAACCGAGTGTTTTTGTTGCTCGTCATCTTCCCAATCTGGTGTCCACCCTTGCCGATAGCAATCTCTCAACTGTATCAGCTGCATAAGTGCACGGAAAGCTATTGCCATTTCTCTTAACTGTATCGTAGACATATCTATCTCCCGTTTTACGACTTCGTCTATTTCGGAATGTTCGTTTATGAAGTATCTCCAACGACGAGCAGAATTATGCTCGCAGTATTCTTCCCACGATTTAGGTAGTGTTGCACACACTACTTCAACCTTTTGTGTCTCCTTATCGTACACCGCCTTGTACCCATCAGGCACTTCAATTTCAATTGTTTGTTTCATCTTATTTTACTTTTTTAATTAATTATTTAACCAATTCAAAATCATACACCCACACATACGGATTGCTCGCCCAAGTGCCGTAGCCGTTTATCTTGTCTATGAGTGATACAAAGGCTTGGCGTGGAGTATCACAATATACCCCACTAATACCACAACAATACTGAGTATAAGGCGGGTAATTAGGCATTATCTCAGCAATATGTTCTATTATTCCCTCCGCCAAACAGTCATCATCACTTATATCTTGTAATCTCTCAATTCGTATGTTGGTGATTTTAATTTGTGCAAATGGCATTTTCGTGTTTGTAAACATCTTATTATTCCACCCTGCCAAATCCTTGTGCTCATTCTTGTATTCTTCGGCGTACTCCCAAGTTTTTGCAACTCGCCCATAAATTGATTTATAACTCATAGCCACTGCGACCATTTCCCCGACGTAATAGTGCGGAAGTATTCTTAACAAAGGTTCTTCGCCTTCTCTGCCGAACTCAGCAAAGCCGTAATCTAAATTCCAACCTCTCAAATAGTCAAGACGCTCATCTTGTGGTTTTATAATTCTTCTTGTCTGCGTCTTATGTCCAGACAGCACCAAGTCCGTCAGTCCATACTTGTCATTAAACATAATTTTTTGCATAATTTTTTCTCCTATTTTTATTATTTATTTATCTACAAAAAGCAGCAAAATCACAGTCTTTTTGATATTCTTTTTGTCTCTTTTGAGCGTCTTCTTCAGCACTTTGAAGGTCGCAAAAAACATTTGCTTCATAAAAGTTTTCCCCATCTTCTGTATAATATGTTATCTCAAACTTTTTATTATGTCTTAGACAATAATCTACTCTAACAAAATCCTTAATTTGAGGTTCTATATGCCCCCCAACAATAAATTTACCCGAATAGTATTTTCGTTCCTCTTCATATCGAACGTGAACCAATCTATTATATCTATATTGATGTGTGGGCTTGGTAACAACATAGAGCGATAAAAACACCTTATCCCCTTTTTTGTATTTTGGAGAAAAAAGTCCTCTTGATTTTAATTTTATAACATTTTCCTTAAAAGCTTGTTCCCTTTGCTCTTGCCTCTCTTTTTCTCGCAAAGCTTGTTCAGCTGCTTCCACTTTTTTTTCAGCGTGTCTCATTATATGCCGCTCATATCCCGCAAGGGTAACAAGCTTTTTGCCGCATATTCTACAGTACCATCTACACTTGTGAGTATCAAGACCCTTTTGTGTCTTAAACTGTGCTGCACAAACATTACACTTAAACATAACTTTTTCTCCTATTTTTTTAATTTTCTAATTCAAACATATAACACGCTTTATTTGTTACCTTTATATGCAATAATCCGTTTTCCGTTCTATTACTCCGACGTACGCCGCAGTATTGTATAATCCGAACTCCACTTTCGCACTCCCACCTCTGCCTGTGCTTGCACTGCCGACACGTATAGCCGTTCTCCTCTATCCACTGGTGTTTAGGTGTTAACGGAGCGGGTGTCCCCTCAAACTCTCTAATATCAAATAGTGTTGTCTGCATAATATTTTTATCTTTAATTGTTAATAATCAATTCTTACCCCACTGCATCGCCATCGCTTCCGCAATACCTGTGAAAGTCTTCGAACGCAACCGCCTCCGCTCTTCTCGTGGTAACTTCAACGTCTCATAGTGTAATCGGCTATCTGTCCTGCCGCTCTTATGTCGTATAATATCTGGAATAACTACTTTTGTCGGTTCTAAATTTGGCAACCCAAACAACCACAAACAAGTACTTTTTCTCTCTGTGTGCCCAAATTGATATGGCTGTATAATCTGATTTGGCTTTCTGTAAAGGCGGCTCATTATTCCGATAGGATTTTCGATATAACCACAACCAACAGCCACCAACGCCTCAACGCACCGCAAAAAGTGCCTAATAGCCTCCTCTCTCTCTTGGTGTATGTTTGGAAATCGTTCCGCATACTCCGGCAGATAATACTTGTTTGCGGCAACTGTTAGCCTCGTACATTCAGGGTGCATTCCCAAGAATGCAGGCTGAATTACGTCTATTGCCTCGAAACAATCCGCTTGAATGTGTCTTTCGGGATACGCCCCACTTGTCGGCAACAAATCACAGCTATATGCGTCGTGCCCCATTCGCAAAAACGCAGACATAACCACCTGACTCTCTTCGTGTGTTATAAGAACTCTCATTTTCTCTTACTTTCTCCCTCAAAAACAAAGTCGTTACAGCACTCACGTATCCTATCGTAGATACGGTCGCCGTACTTCGACCTAAGCGTTACCTCTTTGTCGTCGTCCGACTTTGGCAGTAGATTCGTTATCAGTATCGTCCGCAAGTCTGAGCGATATCGCTTGTCGTACAAGTCGACGAACGGACACAGCCGATTACCGTAGTAAAGTACCTCCGAGTTCTCTACGCCTACGTCGTCTATGACGAGTATATCGATACTTTTCAGAGCCTCTATCGTCGAGGTGTTCTGCTCGATGTATGCTGTCTGCACGTCGAAGCTATGCACAAGCCTTATCGCAGGTGCTTGTTTCCGTTTTATCTCGTCGTAGAAGTCGGCATTTACCGCTTTGCAGAATGATGTCAGCAACTTCGATTTACCCACTCCGACAGAGCCACGTATCAGCCAACCTTTGTGTATCCGTATCTCGTCGGTTACTCCTTCGGTATCACCGCAGTACCACCGCGCCAAATACTCCATTAATCGCTGTGTGTAGCTGTCCATTATCACCTGCTCACCTCGCTCTCGTAGGTAGGAATGGAGCGTCTTGTGCATTCTGTTCGCTAAATCTCGCCAACAGTACATTTCTTCCCCTCTTTGCCCCTCAGAGCGTAACGGCTCTATGTTGTGCTCCTGTCGCAACACGTCCGAGAGTAGCTCCACTTTGTTTGTTTTGTTCATTTTTTACCGTAGTTTTTTGATTGTTAAACGATTGTGTTTTCAGTTCGAAAAGCCCCTGCCAATTGTTCGCTATCGATTGCTCGATAATCGCCCGACACGTTTCGATGTCGCCGCCGCCAAGTTCATACATCTTGCGGTACGCAAGCTCTATCTGCTTTTGGTCTTTGTAGCTGTTGTGTTTTACTCGTCGTTTATAGTCGAGCCACTCCTCGAACAATTTTTTGAAATTTTCATCAGAAATAAAGTCGAGTGAAAAAATCGGTTTTTCCGATTTTTTTGGTACTACGTTAGTAGTACTTTTTATAGTCTTGTCTTTATCTTGTCTATTTAATGTTCCCTTTATTGTTTCCCTTATTACTTCCGTATTACTCCCTTTATTATTTCCCTTATTGCTTTCCTGATTACTTCCTTCATTGCTTTCTTTATTACTTTCTTTTGTTACCCTCTCATTGCTCAATATCCGATAAATACCAGCATCTCGAGTAGTGCCTTTTTTGTAGGAAATAACTCCGAAATCAATCAATCGCTGACGAGCTTGAATTAAGTTTTTTGGTCTCGTTCCCAAATCGCCCTCCAAACGAGCATTCGAATACTTAAAGTCGTTCTTCCACCCGAGCTTATTATTTACTTCCAATAATTTGAAAAATAAATGGACTTCAAGGTGCGAAAAGGTCGCCTCTAAATCTTTCTGCCAAAAATTATTTATGAAATCTATATAGCCCATACCGCAATATCCATTAAACTGCCTCTTGCAATACATCAAACAATGTCGGCATATTAATCTTATCATTCATAGCTCGAACATAGAACAGTCCATCTTTGTAGTATTCCGAATTAAGTTCTATACTTATAGCTTTTCTTCTCATCTCCAAAGCTTTGTATGCCACCGAAAACAATCCTCCGAATGGGTCTAACACTACATCTCCCTCATTGCTAAATCGATTAATCAATCGTTGTATAATATCTAATTGCAAAGGGCAGATATGTTTCTCTTTCTTGCTATTAACCTGCTTGGCGTTTAGCGTGTTTGTTCTCTGTATATCGTCCCATACAAACTCGCTGTTCGATATTGGCGGCACAGTCATAAATTTACGGCTCAACTTACCGCTTCCGTTAAGGGCATTCACGAGATCCTCGTGCTCCTTGAAATTATATAGCCCTTCCTCTTGCGACAGCTGCCATTCTCGCACTATGTGCTTGAGGTCTCTTTTTACGAGTTCCTGCACAGGTAACATATGATTGCCAGAACTACGCCAATAAGCGTGTGCGTCGAGTTGCCACAATCCTACCGTGTAGTCCTGTTTGTCCTTCATAACTGGCTCGTCCGAATAAGCATTGTCGGGCGTTGTAGGTGCTTTTCTGAATAACAACACATATTCAGGTAATCCTACTCCCATCTTCGTAGCGTCCTTGCACTGTTCGCTCCACCCGAGTCTATATGTTTGATTGTTCTCTGCCACTACGTCGGTGGTAACGGTTATCTTTCCCATAAGATAGAAGCCGTGTCGTATGTAGTGTGCTACTGTCTGCCCGCTGAAATCTTCTATCGTTGTAAACTTGGTCCCGTTCTGATAGCTGTAACGTATTCTATCTTTCACGTGTACGGCACAGATATGTCCCGGCTTTAATACACGGAGCAGATTTGGTGTCAGAAAGTCCATTTGCTTGAAGAACTCGCCGTTACCGTTGTTGTGTCCGTAATCGTTGTAATACTCCGAATATTCGTAATGGTCGCCGAATGGTATCGACGTAACAATTAGTCCTACGGAGTTATCGGCAATCTCTTTCCTGTCTGCAATTATAACTGTATTGTCGTTATTGTAAAGTGTAGCATTGCCAATCTGCACCTTATCTCCTTGCATAAATAATTGTCTCTGCATTTGCGATTTTATTAAGTTTGAATTTAGCCCATATTGACGTACGAGGTCGAGCATCTCCTCTTGCAATTTATTGTGTTTTTGCCACTTCTTTTTAAGTGCCTGTATCACCTCTTGCTCGTTCTGTGTGTAGATAATGTGAATGTTCACGTCTTTCGTCTGTCCGTATCGATATATGCGGTGTACAGCCTGAATGAAGTCATTGAATTTGTAATCGATACCTACGAATATGGCATTATTGCAATACTCCTGAAAATTGCAACCACTACCCGCAATTGTCGGTTTCGTTACCAGATATTTGTATTTGCCTTCCGAGAAATCTATCAGATTAGCCTCTTTTACCGAGTTGTCCTGACTGCCATACACAGAGCGATATTGATATATAAGCTCCTCGATAGCCCGCCGTTCATCTTCCAGATGGTGCCAGAAGATAAAGCTGTCGTTTCGATTGTCATTGGCTATATCTACCGCTTTTTGCACCCTCACGCATATACTTTCCCTCTTTTCCCTCGATACCTCTAATAGTCCGTTCGAGTTATCTTTGAATAATATGGGAGCTCCCCATTTATCCGTAATCTGATAATCGGGATTATTCTCTACACAATGCTCTATGATGTTCATCTTCGGCAAGCTGTAACCTGTATCGTCATAGCCTAAATCAGACGGTTTGTTAATAAATACCGCCCACGTCGATACCCATTGCCAAAACTCTTTTGCCTTTGTTTCCAACAGCTGCAAATCGCCCGCTTTCGTCGAATTTCTCTTAAAGAAACGTGTGAGTAGTTGCCCTCTATTCGCTACTCCCAGATAGTCGGCATAGTTCAACAATTCGATATAGTCGTTCGGGCTCGGTGTAGCTGTTGCCACAAATCTATAAGGTATCTGCTTGAAGTAGCCCAATATATAGTTAGTAGTTTCGGTCTTTAAGTTCCTCAATATCGAAGCCTCATCGAACGATACCCCTCCGAACTTATCGGCGGCTATATCTCCCTTTCGAATACGTTCGTAGTTGGTAATATATATCTTATTGCCGTATTGCTCTATCTCGTCCGTATCGGTTATGTATTCTATATCATAACCGGTCCCGAGCTTACGATTATCACGTTTAAATTCACCTACTACGCCGAGCGGACATACGATAAGGAAAGGTTTGCCCGTCTTTTTTATACAGTTTACTCCATTTATGAGCTGCATAAATGTTTTACCAAGTCCGAAGCTCGCAAAGATAGCACGCCGACCTCCTCTTATAGTCCAGTCGCATATATCCTTCTGATGAGGAAAAGCTTTTTCGGGCAGCCACATAGGCTCAAATCCGAAGTCTTCGGCTATTATCACTTTGTTTTTCAAAAACTCTTCGTAAGTCATTGTTTTTCTGATTTTAATTTTTTTACTTTGTGGGGAGGGTAGGGCTCGAACCTACACCAAGTCGGGACTTTCGCTTTCGACCTCTCCGCTTGCATTTGTGTACATCAAAGACATAACCAATTCTGTCTCCTCCCCTGTGGAATGCAGCCCATTCCTGAATACCTAATACTAACTCCTCCTATACTCCGTTCCTTTACCAACATATATACGTTGGGCATTGCTCTGCTGTTCTTCTTTCGTTTGTGGCACGTATATCGTGTGAGTGTCGCCATACTTAGAGGGTTCTCGACGCTCCGATACTATCAGGTCTACATACTTCTTGCCGTTAACGGCTGTTGTAATCTTCTCTTTCGGCAAATCCGAAAGGCAAATACTAATCTTAATCATCTCTCTATTTCTTTTCTGTTATAAACATTTTTAAAAATTCCTTTTCTTCGCCATTCATTTGATTGTAGCGGTCAACTAAATCGAACAGACGTTCTACTTTCTCAATACCAAAATATCCAATTTGTTCAGAGAAATGTTTTGCTGTACTTTCGAGATATTTAAAACATTCTCTTGAGCTATCAAATTGTTCTCTCAATATTGCAAATTTCTTTTTAAGCGGCTCAAAAGCATCTGAGATTTCATTTGAAAGTTTTTCAATTTCCTCAACATAAATGTCTTTTGCTTTGCTAAAGCCATCTTTTATATAGACCAATTTGGCTCTATAAATAGTAGTAATCTCATCTATATTTTGGATTTCTTCTTTTAGCCAATTCGTCTCGCTTTCAACAAACTGCTTTAAAATTTTTTCTTGTAGACGCTGATTATTCTTTACGTCTTCTAATTGTTTGGCAAGTTCAGGCGTAGTATATATACCTACGTAAGTACTTCTGTTTCTTTTTTCTTCTTCCATAACTTTTTAATTTATTATTATTTAAGTTTATATTTTATACCTCCTTTTACGAGCGTCTTTCTCTTGTACTGCTCGAATAGTGCGGGGTGCTCCTCAGCAAACATCTTACTGTCAAAGCTCATTCTCTCGTAGTCTGCCGTCTTCATCAGTGTAAACATATCGTTATCTATCTTAAATGCACCCAGTCCCTCGCACATCGCTTTCAGTTTGGTCTCGAACCTCTCTATATGTTCCTCTATCTCTTTCTTGATAGCAAGCTCCGTTGCTATCTTACCTATCAGAGCAAGTGCTTTCTTCTCATCTATTGCTATTGTTACCTGATTGTCGAATGTAGCTACCTCGCCTCGTGCGTCCGCCTCGAGCAACCTCTGCACATCTTCGGCAGGTACTTCTTCCACCTCTACAAGTCGCACCATACCGTCCTTTACGTGTATGGCATACAGCCCCTCTATCTTCAATTTCGGGTTAACGAGCCCAAACATATACTTACATATCGATAGCTGCCAGCTCACATACTTCTTGTTCAGCGTGTATGTCGTCTTTACGTCTGCTATTGCCAGCCGTCCGTCTTTCATTATCACCTTGTCTATCGGTGTGGCATACCTCTCATAGTCGGTAACTATATATTCACTCTGCAATACCTCCACATTGTTCAGGCTCTTCATTACCTCGTATGCGTTCACTTCTGCTGCGAACTCCTCGCTCCTCGTGCCGAACTCGTCGAATACTTCCAACGCTTCGTGTACCATTGTGCCGTACTCTTTTTTTGCGTCCAATACCTTCTCCGACACTCCCTCATACATATCGGGGAAGACGTGCCTCTTTATCAGCCCTGTTATACCGTGCAACTCTTTGCCCGCTGCCCAATATCTGTGGCTATCGTCGAGTATCACCCCCGTCGGTTTCAGTTTCGTATTCTTCATACGGCAAGCTCCTTTTTCTTTGCGTCTTTAAGCTTCATAAATTCAGCATTGCTCTGGAACGCCCGCCATCTTATCCATACTCCCTGCAAACCCTCCACTGTCTTCGCCTCCTTCATCTCTTGCAGTGCAAGCTCAAGGTCTGCATTTGTGTGCGTGGCTTCCGCTTTCGCCTGTACTGACTTCTTACTCTTAGCTTCCGTTTTCGTCGTGTCGCTGTCTTTTGTGTCGTCGATACAGAATAGTCCGTTAAGGGCGTATTTGCGTGCGTACGAACTTGCCGCTCCCGTTATCTGCGAACCGTCCATACCTTTCTTATCTTCCTCCTCACGTGCGTATGCCGTAACTTCCACCTTCTCGCTTGCTCCGTTCATAAGTATAGCCGTTGCTTTCACATAATACCGCTCTCCGACAAGCGTTATCTCGTCGCTCAGCGTCAATATGCAATCGTATGAAGAGAGTAGTGGCTTCACCGCTTCCAGTATATCCTCGCAACTCCGATAGCTATACTTACCGAAACTATTATACTGTCCCTTCGGTGCTTTCAGTTCGTTTTGTATCCTGATTAATTCTTTCATAACCTTTTACTTTTTAATTGTTTATATTTATTTTACTTGATTTCTATAACTATAATATTTGTCCTTTTTGCTTTCAGTGTCGTGGTGTGCCCTGTCATATAGTCTGTTGGCTGTAATAATAGCCACGCCCGCCACTCCTGCAAACGCAAGACCTATCGGTTCGGCGACACATAACAACACCATACCTATACCTCCCAGTATCATACCTGCTATATCCGATAGCCTATACATTATTTTCGCTTGTTTGTTGCTCATATCTATTTTACTTTTAATTGTTTATTATCGATTTCACTAAAAAGTCTTTTGAGAAATTTCTCGTCTGCTCTGCTCATCTTGGTGGGCTTTATTGCACTGCATACGCAGTCAAATCTCTTGTAGTCGTAGCCTCTTTTTATGTAGCAATCGAAGTTCGGGTTGTCCTCTCTCGTGCGGTGCTCGGCGTATACCTCGCCTGTTGCCCTATTCACTACCTTATACTCTATATATGCTCTTCTCATAGCTCTACTGTTATATGTTTGTTTAATGCTTCTATTAACTCTGCCTCCTGCATTGCAGTAAATTCTTCTACTTCTGCCGCTACATCAGCAGTAAGGAAAGCGTATACTTCGTCGATTTCTACACAGTCTATCACAAGCTTATCGTAGGTAGGTGAGTAGCCTCGTCCGTCCTCGTGTTCTATGTGTCCGTAGCCGTTGCCGTCGATGTTCAGCGAGTACTCCTCCGTTACCTCTATGTCGCAGTATATATCTACGGTCTCATCGCTTGCCCAACTCGTTGTAGCAGGTACACTTATACCTTGCTTCACCCTGTCCATTATCTTCTTGAATTCTTGCGGTTGCATATCGGTAGGTTTATTTGCTTGCGTTTTTCTTCTTTTTTAGTTGCTCTTTCAATTCCTTGAAGTCGAGCGATATGGCATAGTCGGCTCTAAACCTGTACTTGCCGCCCTCTACCTCTCTTACTTCGGGTTCTATCAGTCCGTCGTTTATGTAGTTTATCACAGTAGCTCTTGATACGCTGTGCAGCTCTGCCACCCACGACACACTTACCATAGTGTGCTTGTACTTTTCCAGAGGGTTTAAGCCAGCACGTCTGGCAGCCTCCGCAACAAAGGCGTTTAGGTCTCTTTCGTCGATTTGGTATATTGTTGTACCCGTCATCTTTCGTTTCAAATAAAAAAACAGAACTCTTTACCTTCCGTGCGGGATTACGGTTGAATAAAAAGCTCTGTTTTAGTCTCTTATCAATAATATGTTTATTCCCGCTTGTGATTTTCAGAAAAATACCTACCTTTGCAGAAGTTTAATCGCCAAATTTTCACCTCGTCAGAGGTAGATATTTTTATGTTTAAATCACATTGCAAAATTAGAGAAATTTCTGTGAATAGCAATGGTTTTTTAGAGAAATTTCTGTGAAATTGCATTATTTAGAATGATTATAAATAACTAACGTATGGAAAACACTGTAAAAGAAAGAATTGTAAGTTTTTTGAAGGAAAAAAAACTGTCTCAGTCTGCTTTTGAAAAAAGTACAGGACTATCTAACGGCTACGTAAATAATATTTCTAAAGGAATAGGAGCGGAGAAGTTACAGAGAATTATCGAAGTATATCCAGAATTATCTCAGGCTTGGCTTCTCACGGGCGAAGGCGAAATGCTCCGCACTCCTACCGCAGATACCGCAGCAAACACGCCTCAGAAAGCATTGCCCCTCATACCATTCGAGGCTATCGCGGGCTACCTCTCTACCGACAACGAGGGCGTAAGGCTCGAAGATTGCGAGCGATATGTGATACCAGAATTTGACAGACGTGGAGCAGAGTTTATCATTCGAGTGTCGGGTTCTTCGATGTATCCCAAATATAGCAATGGCGACCTATTGGGCTGCAAAAAGATAGAGAATATTCTATTTTTCCAATGGGGCAAAATCTACGTCCTCGACACCTCGCAAGGTGCACTCGTCAAACGAGTATACGAGCACGAAAACGACGACTTTGTAATGCTCGTAAGCGACAATAAGGACGTATATCCACCGTTCGCAATACCGAAATCCGATATTCGAAGCCTTAGTATTGTCGTCGGTGTAGTTAGATTAGAATAATAACATATATATAAGGAGATTTAGTATTATGGACTTCAAAGACCAGATTAAAATTTTAGGCGAAAGAGTTGTAAAGCTAAAAGACCAGATTGCCACCGAAGAGGCGACGAAAAACGCCTTTATTATGCCCTTTTTGCAGTCATTAGGTTATGATGTATTCAATCCTGTTGAGGTAATACCCGAATATGTTACTGATATAGGTACTAAAAAAGGCGAAAAAATAGACTATGCCATATTTAAGGATGGAAATCCCATTATTTTGATAGAGTGTAAGCATTGCAACCAAAATTTAGACTTACACGAGGGGCAATTATTGCGATATTTCCACGTTTCGAAAGCGAAGTTTGGGATATTGACGAATGGAGTTATCTATAAGTTCTATTCCGACCTCGTAGAAGCCAACAAAATGGACGAAAAGCCATTTTTGGAATTCAATATAACCGAAATAAAGGACATACAGATAGAAGAATTAAAGAAGTTCCATAAATCATACTTCGACGCCGACAGCATAACGAATACGGCAAGCGAATTGAAGTATTCTAATGAACTGAAACAATTAATATCCCAAGAATTGAATAATCCGACACACGATTTTGTGAAACATTTGGCGAAACAGGTATATCCGAGTATCATAACTGCTAAAGTTTTGGATTTGTTTACTCAATTGACTAAAAAAGCGGCACAAGCATTACTAAGCGATTTGATTACAGAGCGATTAAACAATGCTTTGAAAAAAGAAAAAGAAGACGAACAACAGGAAATACAGGAAGCCGCCGCCCTGACTGAAAAAGCAAACAGCAAAATAGAGACTACCGAAGAAGAATTAGAGGGCTTTCTTATAATTAAATCGATTTTGAGGCAGAAAATAGATGTATCTCGTGTTGCATATAGAGATGCTCAAACATACTTTGCTATACTACTTGATGATAATAATAGAAAAACAATATGCAGGCTCTATTTTAATGGCAACAAGAAATATCTGATGTATTTCGATGACAACAAAAAAGAAGTAAAGAAAGAAATTCAATCACTTGATGACTTATTTACACATTCTAATGAACTGCTTGAAGTTTTGAACAGATACGAAGAATACGACAACTAAACAATTTATATAGGTGCGTATATCCAAATGCTATAAACAGTATCTCACAACGCAGGACCCGCAATACTGCCACATATCCGAACATTGTAAGGGGTGGGGGTGTAAATATATATCGTCAATATCCGCCGACAATACTTATTCGGCTTTTAAATATTGGTATGAATTCGGACATTTTGCCGATAACAACTACAATAAATGGATAGTAGATAAACAAGAGTTATCAACGGCATTGCAAAAAGAGGTGCAGTTGCTCGGATTGTCGCAGTGTCCCAAATTCGACAGTAAAGATGTGGTAGCGACATTAGATTTGTTGCCGAGCGAGATAGTTATAGATAATATTCATTGGACATTAATGGAAGATATAAGTACAAGGGAGATAATAGGTATATCGCATTTCGAGGAGTTACCTCCCGCCACTGAATTAAAAGACCTTATGTCTGGTGTCGATTGGGATAGAGTATTTCCCGCAAATACTCCAAACAACACTCCAAAAGATAAACCTGTTTCTGATAATCTATTTGACAATCAAAATGTAAGCAAAATAGCAAATACCCCGGCTCTGGGTACTTGGAGGGGTTAATTTACTAATTTATAGGAGATTAACTCTTTTTTATGACATCTCCGAAACTTATGTAAAGTGCTGTGTTATACTTATATACTAAAAAAAATAGAAATTAATTGAAAAAGAGAGCAAAGAAAATCCTTTTATGGGATTTATCCGCCTTTATTTTACTATGTTTAGGTTCAAGCAGTTTAGTATAAAGCAAGAGCGGTCGGCTATGAAGGTCGGCACCG